GTCTTCAAAATTGTTTTCTTCTCGAAGGGCAGCCCAAAGTTCATCATATTCATTCATTTCCGGATTGTGATATTCAGTTGAAACGTATCGCTCCTCCATCTTATCACAAACTTCATGTGTATGAACAGGGTAAACTTCGCGAGTAGTAGTTGGCCAGAACCATCCTTCAACTCGTGCTGCTTCTGCTTCTGCCATCATTTGTCGTGCAAAATCAGCCAAACCTTGTTTTTGCTTGGTATATTTGTCCTTCTTTTCTTGCAATCGAGATAACAGCTTGCGCATCATTTCTTGAAAACTGATAACTTCCTCGCCAATCTGACCAGTCATTGGATTCCAAGCTCGGAACTCATAAATATCAACATTGATTGTTCCTTGTTTGAATTCCGATCTCAGGCGTCCAAATTGGTCTGCAAATTCTCTTTTGAGAGATACACTGTATGGCATGTCAACACGTCGACAAACAGCTTCCTGTGAAACAAGTGAAGTTGGTTTCAACATGTTCAAGTTAGTTGTTGCAACAACGCATTTTGATGTGAAGGTAGCAGTCTTTTTGGATTCAATATCAGCCATATGAAGAGGATACGGAAAAGGATTGCTCATGCGAATCAATTCCATAAATTCAACATTATGATTGGAAGTTGTATCACGAACCTGACCAAAATCATCAATTAGTGTGACAGCTTGATCTTGATATCTGTCCCAATATTCTTGTTCATGCATTCGAGCGTACAAACAGTTGTCGATCGCTTCCTGAATTTGTGCGTTTGTCATGTCTGGAGTGATCTTCTTTGCATGGGCCAAAACGGTTGAGCCAATATGATACAAAATTGATGATTTTCCAACACCAGAGCCACCAGTTAGCATAAGTACAACAGGTTCAATTCGATTCTTCAGTGAGGCACCGTGCAAATTACAAGCTCGTTGATATAAATTAACGATAGGTGCTTGTATTTTGTCCAAAATTGCCACAATGGAACGATTTGTTCGATATGCAATTCTCATTGCCATGTATTTGTTGTACATGCTTTCAACTTCAATGGAAATTTCTGGTTTATTCATCATTTCTGCACGCTTGGTCATATCAAATGTTTCCAATACAGCCATAAGTTCTTTGAGATCATTTGGTACACTTTCTCCTTCGCCAAATCCACAAAAATCAATTCCAAACTGTGTGAGAATAGTTTGAAAAATATTTCCAAAATTTTCAGACAAGCGTGATGCAGCTGTAACCAATTTTGAGTGTGCATCAAGGCGTTTGACAAAATCCAAATAAGCCTTCTCC